TTCATTGCATCCTCATAACCTTTATCATATTGTCCTCTATCATAAATTAGAGCTTTTAGAAGTTCTTCTTTATCAACATTTATACCGACTTTTTGTATAGCTTTAAATATTGAATTTTCAAAATCCTCATCCATCTTTTGAAATACTTCTTCCATTACCATTTCTATTGGTGGCTTATACATTCTTCATACCTCCCTATTAATTCATCAATAGTTTCATCATCTTCAGCGTCTTGAAAGTAACCTCTCATTCTCATGCCAACAAGCATACCAATTTCATCAAAACAATCATCACCACAACCATCATCAGAGAATTCTTTTAATAGATCCAATTCAAATTTAGTCATTTTTCATCAACTCCTCTTTAATTTGTTCTTTGGTTTTTGGCACTTTATTTTTAGCCCAAGCGTATTGTTGTTTTAAGTGCATACACGTTATTTCATTTTCGTATGATAATCTCTTACACGCTTCATCAAGCGCTTTTTCTAACTTTTCAATCTCTTGCTTATCTTCTAAAAGATAGCCACAAGTAGTATCGATATCTTCATGCCTGATGTGTTTGATTGCATTATCATTAGACATTGTTTTCATATGTTGGAACATAGATATTAGTTGTTCTCTTGTTTTAGTCATTTTCAACCCTCCAATCTAGTGCTTGACTGCAACGAGGACAATAATTACCATGTATAGGAACGACTTTCTTACAATTAGGACAGTTACAAAATGAAACGTATTCTCCATTATAGAGAAGCTTTTGAGGTGTTGCTCTTTCTACTAATTCTTTAAAATCTTCCATAGAATTAACCATTTCATCATGTGATGGTTTATAATTATCTTCTCTTTCTTCACCGCACATTAAATGTAAAATTGTTTCAATTACATTAAACGCTTCTTCATATTTATTCATCTAACCACCCCAATTCTTTAACTTGTTGGTTGATTGCTTTTAAAAGTTCCATATCAATTGCAGGTGTTGCATCATAACCGTACTCATAATCTTCAGAATACTCATCACAATATACAGATGTTATTTTTGCTTCTTTATCAAACAAAACAACAAATGTATATAAGTAGTCTCCTTCGTCCACGATCGGCTTTTTGTAAACAAACCTATCTAGTCCAAAATAATCAAATTTTTCTTTTTTAAATCCCATTGATTCAAACATTTCTTGTGCTGTCATTTAACTTTTCCAACCTTTCTTGCTCTCTTTTAGCTTTTTGAATTTTCACTTTAAAAACTTCATCATCACTAACGTTAAACATAACTTTCAATTGATATAACATGATTTCAACATCAGCTATTTCTTCAATTAAATTGGCATAATACTCAGGTTCAGCTGGTCTATCAGCATAACGTAACATTTTATTTGTTGCTTTAATTAACTCTGCGCACTCCTCCATTAATTGTCGGCATTGGGGTTCTTTGCCATATTTTTCAAGCGATTGTCTAAATATCCTTTTTGTTTCCGTTACTTTATCTATATATTCATCAACATTAAATTCTTCTATTTTATTCATCATCTATTACCTCACAATTTTCTAAAAGTTCTTTAATATTAGTTGGTTCTTCATCTTCCCATTTGATGAATTTAAAACAATTACTAAATAAAGACATACAACAGCAATCTCTTGTCTCCGTAAACCAACCGAGATTTCCTTTTTGAGGTTTAGGGCCATATGCATGAACATAAACTTTACATTTATCCCTTGCTAGATATTCAAGTTTTTCACCTTTAAGACATTTCAACAATTCAAATTCTAAACGAGATAGCTTGATAGGTTCTTTATATTCTTCATAGAGCCATTCAAAAGCTTTTACTATGCAACCTCTCATATCGCCTTTACTTTTATCAAATTTGCATCCAGTACACTTACATTCACAAACACATGGTTTATTATTTACAACCGCAATAAGCTTATTTTGATTCACTATCTCTTTAATCTCTTTTTCATATTTTTCAAAGTTTTTCATATCAATACACCCCTAAATAGTAACGTTTGATATTTTCCTCACCGAATTTATCAATGAGATTTTGAACTGTTTCCTCACTGTCGAAAAATAATTCTGTAGGTTGAACATTAGTATAGGGTGTTATGAATACTTCCCCACCTTCGTGCGCATAACGAAGAACGTAGTTGTATTTATTTAAAACATACTCCCTAGAAGCGTCCATAAATGCTCTTTGAACATCACAATATAGTTGACATTCTTCTACAGTTTTAAAAATGCGGTTGTATTTAATAATATTATTAGTTATTGTTCTTTCATCACAAATGAAAACTGTTGGGCTTAAATTATAATGTGTGACCCAATATTTTTCTCCATTTTTAGGCTTCCAGCCTTTTGGTGTTGGTTCAAAACTGTTTTTGTTCTTTTTAAGTTCTTCTAAATCTTTTCTAACTTCTTCTAACATAGTTTCTAATTCTTTTACTGTTTTCATTGTTGTTCCTCCTTAGTACCGTTTTTTCTGCAATCTACAGATTTTTTTACACCTTAACCTTTCTTAACGTATTCAACATCAACTCCCAAAATATATTTCTTGATGTTGTCTTTCCCAGCCTCTTTAATAGCTTTTTGTGCTAAAGCATAGGATGTAAAATAAATAGTGCCTTGATAGCAAACTCCTCCACTCGGATAAATTGCAACCTTTTTATCAACAAAATCATAAAGAATAAAATATTCTTCATTTTGAGAACTTTTGACTTTTTTTCCGTATTTCAACAAGATGGCTTCAATCTTTCGTCTTTCAACTTCAAATTCAGCATCTTCTTTAGTTAGGAAACAGTTGCCGATTTCTCTTCGGCCATTATCAATCTCGTCATTATCCCAAATATCAGAACAAGCAGTACCGAAAGTATCAATATAATAATATTTATCAACTTTTTTTAATTCATAAACCGTTTTAGGTTTAGGCAGAGTGAGAAACTCTTTTAGCTTCTCCTCGTCCGCTTCATAGCCTTTGTATTTTTCAGCGATTTCTTCTACTTTAATCATCTTTGTTCATCCTTTCTTAACGATATCTTTCATGTCATTTTTGTAATAACAATCTTCACATACTGCATAGCCAAATCCACTGCTATTCAAGATGATTCTTGATGTATAAGAAGCTCCGTACATGATTTTCTTTCCGCATTCACAACAGGCAACTTTCTTGTTCATATCATCTTCGTAATATGTAGACCCTTCAGGCAATGCGTAATCTTCATATTGGCCAGTTTCCAAATCATATTTTCTGGCAAAAGCATGATCCATTGCAGTTTTTAATAAATCAAAATACTTTAAAGCATCATCTTGTGTCATATCTTTGTAATTTGCATCAAGGACAACAACACCATGTTCCTTACATAACTTTGACCATTCTTTACCTGTCATTGATATCACGTCCTGCAACTGGTTTATTGCGCATGAAGTCTTCAAAATCCATATTGCAATCGGAACAGATTTCTGCTTTCTTTCTTACAAGTCCCATGCCACCATCACTTTTCAATCCACCTGCTTGATATGAGATTTTATAATTATTGACCTCTTTGGTTTTGAAAACTCTTTTACATCTATCACATCGAACAATTCCTCTATCTATTTTCATTGGTTTGCTTCCTCTCTTCTTTTCTTTACAATCGTTGAAAGTCTTTCATTTCTTTCTTTGATTCTTAAATTTTGCATTCTCAAACGATAATTTTCATTCTCGAGATATGCAATTTTTTTCTTGAGGGGCAAATAATTATCTTCACCCCATTCAAGAAGTAATTTTCTTAATTCATCACACTTTGACATCTCTTAATTTCCTGTTCAATTTTCTTAAAAGTTTGTAAGGAAATGGATTATCTTCTAAATATTCAAAATAGCTGACTGTTGTTGAGAATCCTTTTATTCCATCAAAATCACCATGCGAATAAGGCGTAGCGATAATTTTATTCAAAGCAGCTTCAATATCACCATCAACAATCCTTTTATCGGCACTACCCATACACATTGCATTTCCTGTCAACATATTTGGCATTGCATATTCATATAACTCAGTTTCAGGACCTTTGTATTTCTTATAGCAATAACATTGGATGCCTTTTACGATTTTGTTGTCATATCGAACGATATAAATAGCATTAGGAAAATTTACTTTGTATGAATGATTATTATAAGTAACATATTGCATATGCTCAGGTTGCTTTATAACGGTATAATCAATACCAGCACCTATCGTGTTTTCAGAAAACAATTTTATGTTTGCTTTCTCATGCTGATCTTTGATAAAAAATTCATTAAAAAGTTTTACCAGTTCTTCTTTTGAAAGCATTTTGAATGTAATCTTCTCGTTTTGTTTGATACATAATTCAGCATCATCTTTTTTGTTGTTTAAACGAATGATTGCTTCTCTCATTACATGATCACCTCGCTTTTTGTCTTTAATGTGTTTGAAAGAGCTGAAATCAAAGCATTTGAAGTAAATTTATAATCACAATCATCTTCTTTTCTTTCGACTATTATTTGCAACAATTCCGTATTGTGTCTTTCTTTTTTTGAAACATTGGCCATGATTTCTAGAGCTTCATTTGCCACTCCAAAATTCAAATCAGGATATTCCCATCCTTCAATTTCAATGTTTCTTACGTTTCCTTTAACAAATTGACCATTTATAAATCGATATCCAAAACCATATAGCATTGCTCTTATTTGATAGCTCTTTTTATAAAGCTTTCTGAATTTCCTAGCTTTTCTCTTGTTTTTAAATTTGATATATAAGAACTGCATTTCAGTGGTACCTAGATTGTAATAATCAACCTTAGGTTCGGATAATGTTTCATCCGAGTACTCACACAACTCTTTGGCTTCTGCATATATTTCTCTAAAGACACCTTTTAATTGTGGAATAATAAAACTTACATTTACAAACACTTCATTCTGTTCATCGTATAATCCTTCAATCAATGTTTCAAAACCATCAACTGCAAATTCGTTTCTGTCAAAAAAAGGACTTAATATAACTTCTTCAAATTCATAATCGATAACATCTGGAAAAACATGTTCATCTAATAAGTCGATTTCTTGAAAGTTTTGTATCAGATCATTAGACTCATCTTCTTCAAATGCAATCGTTAAATCATCAATAGCTTTTGGTGATGTATAGCTTAAAGCGTTGATGAAAAACTTTTCATAGGTGTTAGGTTCTAATTTATCTGGAACATGATCAGTCGTAAAAAACTGTCTCAAATCTATTGACAAGTTGAACACCTTCTTTCAACTGATACATGATTAAAGCGTTGCAATGTTCCAATATCGATACAGCCATTTTTGCATTGGTTACTAGAAACTGAACATTTCCTTTGGCGGCCTGTTCTTGACAAGAAACGTCAAGTGGGTGCTTATCTAAATCAAATTTGTAACATTGACTTCTCAAATTACTTTGTTGAATACCATTCTTTTTTGTTGTGATATAGATATTTCCTTCATATTCACTGTTCGCTGAGTCGATGTAAATAACATCGTCAAGCTTTTTAAATACCTTTTCTAAAATCATTCTTGTAGCATCATTATCGACACATCCTATAATTACAGGAACATATCCCTTATCATCTTGGATAAGAGCAAATAAACTTTCATAAGTGCAATATTTATCATCGAATTCACACTCTATTGGATAAAGAGAATTGATTTTTCTCGATAATGCCAAAGCCTTATTATCACCTACATCTTGAGCTTGATATCCTTGACGTTCGATATTTTTAGATTCGACTGTATCACCATCTACGAGCATCATTTTATGTGACGTTCCTAAAAGAAGTTTTGGAAGGTCTCTTGCTAAAAGAGAACCAGTCCCACCAACTCCTATGACGTAAAATTTATATCTTGTGTAATTATTGGCCATGTTAACCACCTAGCCTTTTCTATGTTGTTTTCCAGTTACAACAAGAACATTGTCATCCTCGATATAGCTGTATTCCATTGTTCCTGCAAATTCATAATGTCTGTGCTTTAACATGATGTCCGTGATTTCCTTTTCTGTATAATCTTGGCCATCTACAAACCCATAAGAAGAAATATCAATCAATCTTCCTTCAGAGTAGACTCCAAATGGATACTTGTAAGTTTTTTCAGCAGGAGCTTTCTTTTTAATTGATTTTTTAACTGCAGGTTTTTCTGCAACTTCAGTTGCTTGTTTTGGTGCTTGTTTTACCTCTTCAGTCGCTTGTTTTTCAGCTTTTGCAACTGGAGCAGGTTGTTGATCAGCTTCTTTTGGTGCCTCTTCAACCTTTTCCACTTCTTCAACAACTGCATCTTTTGTATCTTTTTTAGCTGATTCTTCAGCTTTTTTCTTTGCTTCTTGTTCTTCTCTAACTAAATCAAACAATCCCATAATTTTCCCTCCTATTTCGGTCTTTTTTCACCGATTTCTTCTAGACATATTTTTAAACATTCATTTTCAGCAAATTCGCGAATGATAACCAGTTCACATACCTGGATATCGTCGTAATATGCTACGTTATTGAGTGCATCCAAAACTACTTTTATGATGTTATCGATATCCGGTTTAACGGTACATAGAAACGTTTTATCTAATAGCCAACCTCTTAATTTTTTAGTGGTCGACTTAGGAATTTCTCTGTATGCAAATATCTTCACCCTCAATGCCTTATCGCTTTGATAACTTGTAGTTTTTCGATAGCACATTGCTATTTTTTGTTCGTAATCCCTTGTTTTTTTAGGTGTGTACGCTCTTACGAATTTTCCTTGCGTAGTAAATCTCGGTCTGCCTTTTCCAACGATTGCTCCTGGAACGGTAAACCAAAACTTCTTGTAGTTCGCTTGTATTCCAAGATTAAGCTCGCATTGGGTCGAAATCATCTTCTAATTCCTCTGGAACAACAGCATCTTCAAGAAGTGCATCTAATTGCTCTTCCTCTTGATAATCATCTTCTACTGTCTCATCTTCAATTTCTTCAACATCTTCATTTTCGAATTCATCATAGTTTGTAGGTTGTTGTACAAGTTCCATTGTTTGTTGATCAACAGCACTTTTCTTAGGGTCATCTTTGATGTTGAAATAAACAGTCAATGTAATGGTTGTTTGTCCACCATTTAATTCGGTTTGATCACATGCTGCCAAATAATATGGGTTCCAATCACCAGCTAATGTAATAAATTCATTGTCACGTTCTGCATCCAACATATAGATATCAGGAAATCCTATCTTGTCCAAAATCTTGTTATCTTCTTCAGAAATCCATCTTTGTGTCACTTCAACGATTTTTGGAATCTTGTAAGGATCACCTTTATCAACAGAAAAAACCTTTTTCGACATGTAACCCGCATGCTTGAAGAAATTTCTAACTGCAATCAAATATGATTCTTGACAGCTGAAATGTTCAGCTTTCGCCAATTTCATATCTCCGTTAGGTAATTGTGATAGTTCATAAGGGATTTTTCCAAACTCTCTTAATTCATCATCTAAAAGCAAATTACTTTGAAAGTCATAAACTGCAGCATAGTTGTTACATACTAAATAGAGCTTTTCATCATCACCATAAAATACTGGTGTGTAAGTCTTGTTTTTTCCGATGATTTCTTTCGCAATTGAAAGAAATTTGTAGAAAAACGGTTCTTCATCCTTTTTTATTAGCATTTTCATCTCTCCTTTTTGTTTGATTTATTGTTTTTGCGGTCAAATCTTCATCCTAACGAATATTTTTAGATAATTGGTAAAGTTAATCATCTTTAAAACAAACACTCGCTAGAAACGAAAATTTTAAGTTTTTTATTTTAGACTAGAATTGAATGTCATCTTCCATAATGTTGAAAGATGGATTTTCATTCATGAAACTGTCTTGTTGCTGATTTTGTGTTGGTTGTTTGTACTGATTTGGATTGTATGTTGATTGTGAATGATATTGTTGTTCTTCATATTTGTCCTTAGATTTTGTTTCTAAGAACTGAACTGAATCACAAACAACTTCAGTAACATAGACACGTTGACCTTGAGCGTTGTCATAAGATCTTGAGCGAAGTCTTCCTTCAACTCCAACCAATGAACCTTTGGAACAGTACTTGTCGACGTTTTCAGCGACCTTATTCCAAACAACACATGAAATATAATCAGCTTGTTGTTCTTCATCATTTCTCTTTGGACGGTTCATTGCTAAAGTGAAACTTGCAACTGCTGAACCGTTTTGAGTTCTTCTAAGTTCAGGATCACGTGTCATCCTACCAACCATAACTACTCTGTTTATCATATTTTTTACCTCTATTTTGATTTTGAAGTTTTTGCTCTAATCTTGCCTTTGCTTCTCCCCTGTATGTAAGAACTCCAGCATTGCGTTTTCTAACATGTTCTTCATGTAAGATCTTGATTGATTCTTTATCGTAATTGCATTCTTGAAACTTTTTGGAATATTCTTTAGCATCTTGTGAGTTTAAAAATCTAAACGGAAAGTTTCCATAGGTTTCATCTTCAAACTGAATGATTACTGTGTTGGGTGGGATCTTTTTAATTGTGTAATCAGGAACTTCAATGTTTTCAACAATGTTAGGAAGATTAGGCATGTATTTATTCTTTTGTTTGAAAAATTTAACAATAGCATTTTGTACCTGTTCATAAGTGAAATCTTCAAGCATCAAATACCATGTATTGACAGTATCAAGATTAGATTCACTTAATTTGGAATTTGGATAAATACTTTTGTAAAATTTCAAAATTTTCTTAATTTCCTTTTTTTCCAAAATTTCTAAAATCCTTTCTGTCACACTCACCACTACTATATATAGCAATCTGCCATCCATGCTGCGAAGGATTGTTATTCTTGTGTGTGTGCAACACCCCTCTTGTTTTATCTTGTTTTTTCTTGTTTATTTTGTTTATATTGTTTATATATAGAAAGGGGTGTAGGAATTTTTCCTATACCGTATGGGATTTTTTCCTATACCGTATGGGAATTTTTCCTATACCGTATGGGAATTTTTCCTATACCGTATGGGAATTTTTCCTATACTAGTAGCCTCTCCACTTCTTATAATCAAGTACCTTTATAAATGTATTTTGAGGAGTTGTTTTGTAATCTATATAGCCTTTATTTTTTAGGAATTCCATAAATTTCTTTAAGGTTTTATTGTCCCAACTCAAATTTTTTCTCATTTCTATTTGTGTGGTTGTAAAGGTTCCTGCCTCTCCATACTTATCATCAAAATAAGCCTTAAAGAGGCAATAGGAAAACAGAGTCCATGCTTTTGAATTTTTAATAATAGGATCATTCACCAGCTCGTTTGAAAATCCTGTGTACCCTTTCTTTACCTCTTTTTCAGCCATTGATTAAACCTCTTATTCTACATACTTTTCTTGATAATCACTTATATAGATTTCTCTATGATTTCCTTGTGTATCACCATAAATCAGTCCTTCATCATATAGTTTCTTTAATGATGCTTTGAACTTGTTTTCACTGATTGGCAAGTCTAGATTTCTAATGTCCAATTCTAAATATCCGCTATAATCACAATTGAATAATAGATAAGTGAAAGTCCATAGAGAGTATGTATCTCTATAGGCTTTTGTACTTGTAAATGATTGAGGAAGTATAATGTAATCTTCTTGCATCCTATTACCTCCTACATTGACATTGGGTCAAAGTCATCAACCGGAACTTTTTCAGCTTGTTTTTCTTCATTGATGATGTCTTGCATTGTTGGAGCTGTATTTGCTTCAATTGCTTGATGCACTTGAGGAGTTTCTTCTACAACAAAATTACTTGTTGTATCTTCAACACCCATTTCTTCAGGAACATACATTCCTTGGAATTCTGATGTAAAAGCTTCTCTTAAACATTGAGCAACTGCAACTTTTCTAATCATTGTCGCTGGCTTGCCACTCCATTGAGCATTGACTGTCCCATCTTTCTTTTTACCGACATATTCATCAAGTGATACTTCTACACGTTCAGGCTCTCTGTCTTTTCTATAGACTTCACACCATCCACCAACTAACTCTTCTCTTGATGGCATATAGAACGTACCAACGCGATAATCAATTTTTCCTTCAGCGGTTAAAACAATAATTCCTGCTTTCTTTCCTTGATATTCAGGATGCTTATCTGCTCGTTTTTGATAGACATCTTTAGAAACAACCATTGTTGCTGGTGAACTACCATATTTGATTAAATGTGCTTCTTTGATGAATGGATTTAATTTTTGTGCTGAACATAATGCAATGAATAGTTTGACTTCTTGATCACTTACATTACCTCCTCCAGCGACCAAATAAGCCTTTACGATTTTAGAAGATAGCTTGATTTCTCCTGTATCTGTTTTGATTGTTGTTACTTTATTTTCTCTTACTTCATTTGCTTGTTGTACCATGCTTTGTACTGCCATAATTTATTTTCTCCTTTTGTTTAGTGTTATAATTTACCTCGAAAGTGAGGTGAAATAGTGTCAGTAGTGCTAACAAAATTAGCTGATAAATTCTTATGTTCTACATATAAAACATTTCTAGAAAGGCGTGCTCAAGGTTATTCGTTAGACAGATCAAAACAATTTAAAAATAACTTTGAGCAACGAGAACCATATATTTTAGATTTTAATATCGAAGATGTTGGCGACATTCTAGATGAATTAAAATCCATTGGTTTTGTTAAGGAGTGGGTAAGTGGCGACTTCCTTCTCACAAATAATGCTATTATTTATATGGAAAAAAGATTTAAAAATGGTTTGATAGAACTTACAGATTTTATCGCTAAGTTTATTCCTTAGGACGTTCAGATAATGAATGTCCTTTTCTTGATGAAATAAAATCGCATTTGTAATCACCTTCAAACTTTAAAACTATTTGTGTACCTAGATAATCTGTTTCTGATGAAACAGACATAACTCCCTTAATTTCATGACCATTAACGAATAATTTTCCATCCTTATCTAAATAAACCTTATTCATAATTTCACCTCATAACTTTCTTTAATTGATTTCTTTAACGTTATATTTATTGACCACTCCTGTTTGAGGATCACTTAATTCTTTTTCAGTTAGCTTCACTTCACCGAAATTGAATGTTGGATTGATGTTCTTAATTACATCCATGTATCTGTTCAACATTTGAAGAGCTGCTAAATCGCCTTCAAATTCAAATGTTTTCTTCCATGTTCTGCCTTGGAACTTTTCAGGCGTTTGCTTGATTTCAGTAACGATATACTTATCATTTACGTTAGCAATCGTTTCATCACCACGCTTAATTGGTGTGTATTTAGGTTGATTTTCAACTGTTTGAGAAGCTTGTTTTTTGACTGCTTCCAACTCTTTTTGATGTTGAAGTTCTGCTTCTTTTTGTTTCTTTTCAAACTCTTCCTTTTGATGTTGAAGTTCTGCTTCT